ATCTGTCGATCGTCGAGGAGGGTCATCCTTTCGTTCGCGGCATCGGCGCGAAGCAGACGCGGTATCGCCTGTCGCCGTCGAAATACACAGGTCCTCGCCCGCCGATGATCCAACGCACGAAGTGTATCTATGACCCGAACCTCGGGAAGATCGTGTGGCAGGAGGAGCCCGACCGTGACGCTTGCTAAGCCCGACTGGTTGCAGATCCTCCGTGAAGCGGTCGCCGCTTCATCGCAGACGACTGTCGCCGAACGCATCGGCATGTCGCGCACTGCTGTGTCGCTTGTGCTTTCTGGCAAGTATCCGGGCAAAACAGATCGAGTTGCCGACCGCGTTCTGCGCGTTTTCGGCCAGGTGCAGTGCACGCATACCGGGCAGCCGATCGCGCTGACGGTATGCGTGTCCTACGCCACTCGCCGTGCCCCGCTTAACAACCCGTTCGAACTGAGCCACTGGCGCACGTGCCTCACGTGCCCGCTTCGTCCCGTTAAAGGAGACACCAAATGAATCCCGGTTTTAACGTTCTCAATCCGGCGGTACCGCCGATTAACCAGTTGATGGAGCTGACCGCGCTGCGCATCGCCGCGACCATCGGCCAGCTCACCGAACGCGGCTTCACTGTCATCGGAATTGAATTTTCCAACGGCTCGAAGCCGACGATCCAGATTCAGTGCTGCGCGGCCTGCGCCGAACTGATCGAGAAAGGCGAAGCGACGTACTACCGCACCGGTGGCAGCGGTGCCGGCCGCTATCGCGTCGGCCAGTTCAAGCTCGGCGAGATCCGGGTCCTCTGGAACGAACAGGGGCACTGAAATGAAGTTGCGCATGCTCTGTAACGGGAAGGCAGGCGAGCCGCCGTACTTCGTCGAAGTCCAAGGCGCGCCGGTGGATCTGCCGAACATGCCGGCCGGTGCGTTTGCTGTCCATCCCAATCCGTTTGCTGGCCCTGTACACCGACTGGAACCGCTCTTCTGCGTGACGCACATCGAAACCGGTGCACGCATGACAGCAGCCGACACAGAGGCGTATGCAGTCTGGCTCGCATGCAGAAAGGCCAAGAGGATCACGCCGGAAATGTATGCCGGAGGCTTGTCCGAGATGCGTGCGATCGCCGCCACGGCGACTGGAACACGCCTACTCGATCCGGATCTGTATCCCGAGCATTCGGGCAACCCCGACCCGAGCGCGATGCGCGACGGTCAGATGCATCACTGAGGAGAATCAAGTGTCCACCGTTAAAGCCATCCTGCAACTGATCGCCGACCACCCGGGCATGACCGGTGCCGAGATCGCCGACAAGCTCGACATGGAATCCAAAGCCGTCCAGCCGCTGATCAATACGTACATCAACGACGGAAAGATCAAGGTCGAGAAGAAGCCTGTCACCGGTGCCGCGCCCGTGAATGCGTACTTTCCTTCTCAGTCGCTCATGAACGATCTGGACGGCGTAAAACAGATCGTCCGGGGCCGTGGCCGACCGAGCGCAACGGCCGTCGACGCCGCACCCAGGACGTTCTCGTGCGGCTTCTTCACCGATGGTCGCATCTCCATCGTGAAAGACCGCAAAACGATCGACCTCTCGCCCGAGGAAACGGCGCAGCTGCTCGCGTTCATCGACTCTATCAACGTAGAACGCATCGTTGGAGCGAGCGCATGACGCAATCGGCAATCCACGTTTTCCAGATGCCAACGATGGCCAATCCGGAAGCCTTCGATAGCGTGCCGGAGCTTCGGCGGGAGCTGCACCGGACGAATCGCGAACTCCTAGCACTGGCAGCGACAGCGCAGAGCTATCAGGAAGTGGGCGTGGAAGTGTCCGTGACGCTGCACAAGGTCCTGCTCATGTATCTCGCAGGGTTCGCGCAGTTGTCGGACTACTTAGCCGCGTATCTGGATGAGCGGCCGCGACTGCGCGAGACGCTCGAAGAGGCGCTGGAGTCGGCCAACGCGCAGAAGGTGCACTGATGCCGCTGCCGCAACTTTGCTGCCCGAACTGCCGCGCGGTGATGAGCCTCGACATCCTGCTCGCCGAAGACGCGCCGCGCGAGGCGCTCAACGCGATTGTCGATGCCCATCCCGCAGGTGATTCGTTCGTCAAGCCGCTGCTGCGTTACGTCGGTTTGTTTGCGCCTGCAAAGAGCCAGATGAGCCATACGCGTATCGCGGCACTGGTCAACGAGCTGGCACCGATGATCCGATCGGCGCAGATCGAGCGCAACGGCCGCACTTGGGTTTGTCCAATCGAATACTGGCGTCAGGGCTTCGAGCACATGCTCGCTCAGCGTGATCAGGGGCGTCTCAATCTGCCTCTGAAGAGTCACGGGTATCTGCTCGAAGTACTGGCCGGCATCGCGGACAAGGCCGAGGCACGGATCGAAACGCACACCGAGCGTCAACGCCAGGGACATTCCGGACTCGGCACGCCGGAGGCGCGAGCGTCGCCAGCGCCTATCCCTGCAGTGATCGCTGCAGCCGAAACAGGCGAGCGTCAGATTACGCCAGGCATTGCCGAGAGCCTCAAGACGCTGCGGCAGCTCACGAAAGAAATGAATCAATTTTCAAAGGAAGGAAAACTCCCATGACCAAGCAACACATCCCGGACGGCTTCGTGCAGGACGCACGCGGCCGACTTGTTCCGCAATCGATGGTCAAGCCCGTCGACCAGTTGCGCGATCAGACCGTGCAGGCGCTCGTCGATCACGCCAAGCGTTTGCAGGCACAGCTGACGGAATTCAAGACGCGCGCCTTTGCGGACATCGCGGCATTCGTCGAGGCCAGTCACGAACAGTACGGCGTGAAGGCCGGCGGCAGCAAGGGAAACATCACGCTCATTACGTTCGACGGCCGGTACAAGGTCGTGCGTCAGATCGCTGAACACATCCAGTTCGACGAGCGCCTGCAAGCCGCCAAGGAACTGATCGACGAATGCATTCGTGAATGGACTCAGGGCAGTAGCGACGAGATCAAGGCGCTCATCAACGAGGCATTCCAGGTGGACAAGGAAGGCAACGTCAACACGGGCCGCATTCTCGGCCTGCGCCGCCTCGCGATCGAGCATCCGAAGTGGACCACGGCCATGCGAGCCATCGTCGACAGCATCCGCGTTACTGGCAGCAAGCCGTATGTGCGTCTGTACGAACGCGATGACGAGACCGAGGAGTACCGCCCGATCAGTCTCGATCTCGCAGCAATCTGAGAAGCGAAACCGCCGCAAGGCGGTCTGCATGGCGTGGTGACCATGCACTGATGAGCAGCCGAGGAACACATGGGAAAACTGACCAAAGAAGAGATGAAGGAAATTGCCGACGAGTTGCGTCACGCATTCGGCCGCGTCGAATTGCAATGCGACCAGTATCGGGTCAACGCCGAGGTGCGCCCGATCGCGGCGCGCCGGTATGCGATCGCGGTGTTTGTCGATGGCTGGATGCGCGGCGAGTGGCTTCGTGAAGACTGTCAGGAGCGCCGCCGATTCATGCGCTGCCGCGCCGTCCCGCTGTATTCGCCCGCCAAGCGTGCGCGGCTTGAAAAAGAGGTCGGCAAGCGCCTCGCGAAGCGCATGGGCGCTGACAAGACCTTCGACGTGTTCTATCCGTACTGGACCTCGGTCGCCGCGATGCTTAGGCAGTTTTGCGCGACCAATGACACTGTCTCAGTCGTCGAAATCGGATACCAGCGCAAGGCCATGAACGTTGAGCGGCCGGCCGATACGGAGACCGTCGATGCTTGACCGTCTCATCATCATCGTCGGCGTGGCGTTCCTGCTGATCCTTTGCCGCAAGGAATTGCGGCGTGCTTTCAAAGGCCAATAAATGATCGCGAAAACCGTACTGGCGAAGGTCCACGTCGCGAAGAAACAGCTTGCGCTAGACGATGACACGTATCGCGCGATGCTGCGCAGCGTGGCCGGCGTCGAATCGGCGAAGGATCTGACGCCCGAGGGCGCCGCAAAGCTGCTCAGGCACATGGAGCGCTGCGGATTCCAGCCGATCAAGTCGGCGCACCGTCGTCCGCGCGTCGCGGCTAGTCGCAGCGCACAGCTTGGCAAGATCGAGGCACTGCTCGCGGATGCCGGGCGGCCGTGGGAGTACATCAACGGCATGGTCAAGCGCATCTGCAAGGTCGATGCCATCGAGTTCTGTGATGGCGAAATGCTTGGCAAACTGATCGCCGCGTTGCAGGCGGACGCCAAACGACGGGAGCAACGCTGATGGACTTCGCCGATGTCGAGCATCTGCTGCCGGAGGCGATACAGACCTTGATCCGTCTCATCGGCTTATCGGCGTCTGTGCGTCTCGTCGAGCAACTCGGTGGCACAACGTTCCCGATTGCACTTCGCAAGTCGCGCTTGGGCGAAATTCGCTATGAGGCGCTTTCCGAAGTCGTGGGACCGGATGCCGCCGACGCCATCACAAAACACTTCGGCGGTGACAGTCTGTATATCCCGCGTTGCGCAGCCGCCTTACGCGAGCTGATGCATCGTCAGATTCGCAGCGATTTCGACGGCATGACGCGTGAGCACAGCGCGATCCATGCGGTCAACCAGCTTGCACTCAGGTACCGAATGTCCGATCGGCACGTGTGGCGTTTGTTGAAGCGCGTCGATTTGAGCGCGCCCCCCGCAGCAATACAGGATGAGTTGTTTTAAAGATTTTAGTGTTGCGGTTAAAAAGTCACCGAAGGTCTATCAGTGACATCAGTAAGCCGTTTGTGTAGCATCCCGGTTCGGCATATAACAACGCGACGGGACCGACTACAGTATGAGAAATTTCGCAATATCAGCTCTCGCGGTGCTTTCACTGTTTGGATGCACGCCTAGCGAGTCTGCTTCTGGCGTTGCAAAGGTTGATGACAACCGCGTTCTCATCAACATGGAGACGATCTACTTGGCAGGCGAGCACCGTCTGGGCACACAGTTTCCCAACAGCGAAGTTCCGGGCTTTAAATTGGCGCGCGGGACGCTTGCAGGACTGACAGCGATCGCCGAAAAGGTGAAGTCTGGACCGGGAAACTACGAAACAGATATTCTGCCTATCCTATCCGGGTTGGAGGATGCGTGGCCTGATCGATTCAGCAAAGCTGGACTGCAAATTGAGAAAGGCCTTTGGTCTTGTCGGGACGCAGTCAGCCTTGGTCGCATGCAATTCGATCTTTTGTCGGACGGTCAATCCAGCGCCGGTGAAGCCGTGGAAAAAGCAGCGTACAGCATGCGCGTGAAATGTAATCTAGCGCTTTCGGCCATCACCGTGCACAGGTGAAGAAAGGATTTATGCCGTGCATTCAGAGCCCCGCAGCTGCGGGGCTTTCTGTTTGTACTGACACCAGTCCTCTAAGCCGCCGCGCGCGCGCCTTCTAAAGTCGTGCCATCCACTGGAGATGGCATGAAAAACCAACGCATTTCCGCAGCGGGTAGCGATCTGATCGAGGACTTCGAGGATGATCGCCTCGAAGCGTATCCCGACCCTGCGACTGGCGGCGCACCCTGGACAATTGGGCGAGGTCACACCGGCCCGGAAGTTCGTCGCGGCATGAAAATCACGCAGGCTCAATCCGATGCGCTTTTCGCGCAGGATCTGCATGCGCGCGGCGAGGCAATCATCAACGCGCTCGACCTCGAACTGACGCAGCATCAGTTTGATGCGCTGGTGTCGTTCGTATTCAACGTCGGCCCGGGCAAGGAAGGCGTTAAAGACGGATTGATCGAACTGCGCAAGGGCGGTCCATCGACGCTTCTGACGATGCTGCGTGCCCGTGACTATGCAGGTGCGGCTAATCAATTCCAGTTCTGGAACAAGGGCAACGGAAAGCCGATGGCTGGCTTGACGCGCCGACGCGCCGCAGAGCGTGCGCTCTTCCTGAAGGCTGACTGATGCGTCGCCTCCTTCTCTCTCTCGCCACTGCGATCGCAGCGTCAGCGATGGCCGCACGTCATTCGCATGTCGGCTACGGTCTACGCATCGCTTTCGGCCATCCCATTGCACCCGGCCGGAAGCCGTCTGGCGTTCGCGCCGCACGACGTGCCGCCGTTAAACGCCGTAATCGCGCACGGGGTCATTGATGGCACTGCGCGATCTTATCTCGGGCGTCGACGGCAAGCTCTCGCACGCAAAGCTCTGGCCGAACGTCGCGTCCGCCGTCGCGACCGGCATGTTCATCTATCAGGGCGTCACCAAGCAATTGACGTTCGATACGTGGCTTATCTACCTCGGCTGTGTCGGCGGCTATTCCGCCATCATCCAGGCGCTCGGCGCGTGGACCGGTCGTTCAACAAAGGAAGGTTCCAATGGAACTGTCACTGATCGTTAAGTACGCGAAGGTACTAGCGGGAATCGCCGTGGCCGTCGTCATTGCAGGGCTAGTCGCGCTCGCATTCGAGAAGACCTACACACACGGCTACAACGTCGCCAAGGCACTCGGCGACAGGAACCTGTCTGATTACAAGGCATCGATCGCGCAAGCCTCTGCGCAGGCCGCGAACGATGCCTTTGGCCGCTACGCCGCAGATATCACGCGAGGCCAGGCGGCCGAGTCCGGTTTTATCAACGTCCAGACCGCCAGCGCCGGACAGGCCACGGCGTTAAAGGAGCAGATCGATGGTGTTACTCAACCGCCCGCGCGCCCCGCGCATCCCACTGCTGTGCAGTCTGTCGCGACTGCTACTCCTGTGCCTGGTTGCATGTTTTCTCGTGGCTTTGTGCGGCTGTGGAACGCAGCCGCCGGCATCGCCGACGACAGTGATCGAGCCTTGCAGGCAGGCACCGGTGCCGGCGCTGCTGCTGACGGACCCGACACCGATGCCACCACTGACTCCGGGGTATCACAAGCGGACATCCTCGACTGGTTCGTCGACTACGCCAACCGCGCCCACGGCACCGAAAACAAACTGAAGGGCGTGCGTGCTGCGCTGCCCGCGCAACAGTAAGGCACAGCATGGATGATTTTGATCACGCGAGCGTCGTCGAAGAGCAGTTTCGCGCGCTCGCGATCGCAGCGGCAGTCCGCCCGATTGCGGCAACGGCAGCGGAGTCGGAACTGTACTGCGCCAATCAGGCATGCGGCGTCGAAATCCCGGAGGCACGACGTACCGCACGACCCGGATGCCGGTTCTGTGTCGACTGTCAGGTACGTCACGAGAACGCACTCAAGCGGAGGTTTCAATGCAAGTAACGCTCGATGCCGGAACGATCCTGATGGGCGTGTTCGGAGTGCTGTTCGGCATCATCGAGATATTTGTGATGCTGTGGATTCGCGGGGTCCAGAAAGCTCTCGATGAGGCTCAGCGGTTCTCCGCGAAGTTGCAGGCCGAGCTGTCGTCTCTGCGGGAATCTGTGGCACGTGACTGCGTTCCGCGATCCGAGCAGCGCGACATGCGGGAAGAGGTTCGAACCGCGCTCGGCAGCATCGACAACAAGTTGACCGACATTACCAACAAGCTGGACCGCAAACAGGACAAGCAATGAACGACGCAAACACGAACGCCGCGAACGCGACCGATAGCGCGGAGCTGGCGCTGCTCAAGAAAATCGATGGCCGTCTCGATGGCATCGAGCAGCAGATCGGCAACGTCGAGAAGCGCGCCATCAAGTACGGTGCAGCAGCTGGTGCCGGTGCAGGTGCGATCGCGGGCGCGATCGTGTCGGTTGGTGTGATGGCAGCGCGCGCGAAGCTCGGTCTGTAATCGACATGGCATACGGCAAAGATATTCGCGACAAGGTGCGACGATCGTTCGTCTTCGATCGTCTGTCGCTGGAAATCGCGAGCGTCAAAAACGGCGTTGCGTATTCCACCGCCCGTCGCTGGAAAGACGACGCCCTTGCGGCTGGCGATGATTGGGACAAGGCGCAGGCAGCGCAACTGATGGCGGGCGGCGGCATCGAAGGCGCGGCGCGGCAGATGCTGGCCGGTCTGCTCACGCAGTATCAGGCCACGATGGATGAGCTGGAGACAAGCGAGATGAAACCGGCCGACAAGGTTTCCATGCTAGCCAGCCTCGCCGACGCCTATAACAAGACTATCAACGCGTCCAAACGCATCATGCCCGAGACGAATGAACTGGCAATCGCGATGGGCGTCGTGCAACGGCTCGCTGCGTTCATCAAGGATCGTCACCCGGAACACATCGCCGCATTTGCGGATGTCCTCGGGCCGTTCGGCGACGAGCTGGCCACAGCGTATGGCTAACTGGTGGACGCTCGGCAGCGGCATTCGCAAGATCGGGACGGCGTACGACACGCCGTCCGATGTCGTTATCTGTGCCGACACAGTTGCGGATCTGCCGGTCGACCATGACTGCACCGTTATGGGCTGCGGCTCATCGCATGTGGTGCTGCGAATCGCAAAACCCGAGAGTGATCCGACATGAGCGCGAAGTTCACCGAGAAGGATTTTCACAAGGAACTGGCGCAGCTTGCCGCCGAGCTGCGCCGCGACATCGACGCGCATGCGACAGGGCTCGATCCTTCGCCCGAAGCGCGGCTCGCGCGCCGCAAGCGTGTTCTAGTCGACGGCGACTACCAGTTCTTTGCGTACACATATTTCCCGCATCATATTCGCGGGACGCCATCGCTCTTCCAGGCGCACTTCTGCACACGGTTCCCGAAGCTGCTGCGCCAGCCCGGCGGCACCCGCGAATGGTGGGTCGCCCCTCGCGGCGAAGCCAAGTCGTCGATGTCGACGAAGATCGGCCCGGTGTACATCACCGTGCAAGGGCTGCTGCAGCGCGAGGAAGTCCGGCGCGAAGTCGGCTGGACCGGTGAGCCGCCCCCATTCCTGGATTACCTCATCCTGCTCGGCGCGGAAACGTCGCTGCCGACCAAGCTGCTCGAAGTCGTTAAAACCGAGCTGGTCGCTAACGCGGCGCTCGCGCTCGACTTTCCCGAGGTCTGCGGTAAAGGCCCGATGTGGAAGGTCGGCGAGTTCATCACGCGCAACGGTGTGAAGGTCGAGCCGTTCGGCGCAGAGCAGGCGATTCGCGGTACGTTCCACGGCGCGAGCCGCCCCAAGGTGCTGTTTGGCGACGATCTGATTACCGACTCGGAAGCGAAGTCGCCGACCGAGCGCCAGAACCGATGGACATGGCTTGAAAAGGCGATCGATTACCTCGGGCCGCCTGACGGCACGGTGAAATACATCGGCGTCGGTACGGTGCTGGATAAGGACGATCCTATCTCGCGCGCCAAGCGCAGCATTGGCCATGTCGTGCATCACTTTCGCGCGATCGCGCAGATGCCTTCAGATATGGACCTCTGGGCACAGTGTGAAGAGCTGATGCTCAACGCGGATAAAGGCGTGATATCCGAGGCGGCCGAGCGCGGTGAGGTCGTGTCAGACACGGATCTGCCGTCGTATCGATTCTATGAGCAGCACCGCGCGGAGATGGACGAAGGTGCAGTTACATCGTGGCCGTCCGTGCGCACGCTGTACTGGTTGATGCGTCAGCGTGCCAAGTCGCCCCGCGCGTTCGCCACCGAAATGCAGGGCGATCCGCGCACCGAGGAAGACAAGGTCTTTGGCAACATTACTTTCTGGGTACAGCGCCTGCATAGCTGGCTGATGTTCGGTGCATGCGATCCGTCCATGGGCAAAGGCGAGAAGTCGGACCCGTCCGCGATCGTGATCGGTGGCCTCGATATCGTCAGTCGTCGCCTGCATGTCGTCTATTCGTCGATCAAGCGACGCGTACCCTCGAAGCTTGAATCGGACCTCATCGCGGCGCAGAAGGAATTCCGCTGCATGGCGATCGGCTTCGAGAACAACAACGCCTATGAGTGGGCTCGGCAGGATCTGGTCAAGGCGGGGCTGCGTGCGTCCGTGCCTCTTCCACTGGTAGGGGTGACTGCAACCGTCGCGCCGGAGGTCCGCATCGACTCGCTTGAGCCGTACATTACCGATCGGGTCACGCCGTCGATTCTGATGCATCCGTCACTCACGGGGTTACTCGCCGAGCTGGATTCATGGCCAGAGCCGCAAGGCAATCACCACTACGACGGCCTCACCGCGCTGCACATTCTCTGGATGATCTCGCAGTCGCGTGGCTATGGCATTACCGAGGGCTACACGCCCGTTAAACCTGCGGCCGGCGGACACGATAGCGACAGCGATTACGCGTCCTCGCACGGCCGGGGCTATTGAGGATATAGATCATGGTGCAGATTCTTGATGCGAATGGCCAGCCTATCCAGCGCGACGTGCTGGCCGAGCCGCAGACTTCCAAACTCGGATGGATCACGCGCGACTTCGCGCAGCATCCGTCGCGCGGCCTGACGCCAAAAAAACTGTATGCCATTCTCGAAGCCGCGGAATACGGTGACCTCATGGCGCAGTCCGATCTCTTCGTTGATATGGAGGAGAAAGACGCTCACCTGTTTGCGGAGATGAGCAAGCGCAAGCGTGCGCTGCTCACGCTCGACTGGCGCATCGTCGCGCCGACCAACGCCAGTGCTGAAGAGAAGCGCCAGACCGCGCAGCTGGAAGAATGGTTCACCGATCTCGCCGACTTCGACGACGTGCTGTTCGATTGCATGGATGCTGTCGGCCATGGCTTTTCCGCGCAGGAAATCGAATGGCAGCAGCTCGGCAAGGTGTGGCTCCCGAAGAAGCTCACCCATCGGCCGCAGCGCTGGTTCCGCACGCCGTTCTACGACGGCAATGACCTGCGCCTGCGCGACAACTCGTCGGACGGGCAACCGTTGTGGCCGTTCGGCTGGCTCGTTCACAAACATCGCGCGAAAAGCGGCTACCTTACGCGTGGTGGACTGCATCGCGTGCTGGCGTGGCCGTACCTGTTCAAGACATATTCCGTCGCCGATCTCGCCGAGTTTCTGGAAATCTACGGCTTGCCGCTGCGCGTCGGCAAGTATCCGTCCGGCGCGACCAAGGATGAGAAGGCGACGTTGCTGCGTGCTGTCGCAGAGATCGGACATAACGCGGCCGGCATCATTCCGCAGGAAATGCAGATCGACTTTCAGGAAGTCACGCAGGGAACAGAAAAGCCGTTCGAAGCGATGATCACGTGGTGCGAGAAGAGCCAGTCCAAGGCAATCCTTGGCGGCACGCTCACGTCACAGGCTGACGGTAAAACATCGACGAACGCGCTCGGCAAGACGCATGACGGTGTGCGGCGCGATCTGTTGACCTCCGATGCACGGCAAGTGCAAAAGTCGTTGACGGCGGGCCTGTGCTACGCGGTGTGCGCCCTGAACTTCGGTGCGACCGACTTGCGTCGTGTGCCGCGCTTCGAGTTCGACACGCGCGAGGCCGAGGATCTGGAGCTGTACTCCAACGCGCTGCCGAAGCTGGTCGCGGCCGGTGTGAAGGTGCCACGCCAGTGGGCACAGGAGAAGCTCATGATTCCCGAGCCGCAGGCCAACGAAGACATTCTCTCGGTGCCGAAGCCGGAGATGGCGCTGCCGCCCGAAGAGCGCCCTGAGACGCCGCCGCGTACAGCGGCAATGCGTTATCGCGCGGTGCTCACGAACGCGGCCGGTGAGATCGTGTATCCCGACCAGCATGCACTCGATCAAACGATCGATAGCCTGCCGGCCGACGCCGTGACCGAGGCAACGCAGAAAGCGATCGCGCCGGTGATCGCGGCGCTGCGGGCTGGCTCGACCCCTGATGAAGCATTCGAGCAGCTGCTTGCGGCAGTGCCGCAGATGGATGAGTCCGCGATCGCCGAGCTGCTCACGCGCTGCATCTTCGTGGCCGATGTGTGGGGACGCCTGAATGCCGGCTGATCTGTCCTACGCGATCGGCTTGCCGCCCGAGAAGGCAATCGAGTACTTCGAATCGAAGGGCTACAAGATCGGGTTCCGGTGGCAGGACGTGGAAGCCCAGGCACATGCAAAGGCTTTCACGGTCGCGGGCGTCATGAAGGTCGACGTCTTGCAGGATGTCCGGCAGGCGCTGTCCGGCGCGTTAAAAAACGGCACGACGTTTGAAGACTTTAAAAAGCAGATCTCGCCCGTGCTTGAGCGCAAGGGCTGGCTCGGCAAAGGCATGATCGTTGACGACGCGACGGGAGAGATCGAGGGCAAGCGCCTGACGCCCCGCCGGCTGGATACGATTTTCCGCACCAACATGCAGTCGGCCTACATGGCCGGTCGCTATGCCACGCAGCTCGAACAGGTCGACACACATCCGTATTGGGAGTACGTGGCCGTACTCGATAGCCGGACGCGCCCCGCGCACCGTGCACTGTCGGGCGCGGTGTACCGGTATGACGATCCGTTCTGGCAGACGTTCTATCCGCCCAATGGTTACCGGTGCCGCTGCCGCGTGCGTACCCGCACGCAGAGCTATGTCGAGAAGAACGACGTGCCGGTGCGCTCGGGTGACAACCAGCTCGAGGAAGTACAGCAGGTGGTCGGCCGTGACGGTCAGACGCAGCCTGCGATCGCGTACAAAGATCCCGCCACCGGCAAGCGCGTGCTGCCCGATCCGGGATTCGGTGCCAACCCGGGTGCGGAGTGGATGAAGCCGTTCACGCCCCCGCCGCTCGATACGCTGCCGCAGACGTTGCCGCACGGCGCGGAGCTGCCGCCGCTGCCTGCCGCAGCGCACGTGCGCGCCGACGCCATACTGCCCGCCGGTCAGTCAGCCGAGCATTACGCACAGGCATTCATGCAGCAGTTCGGCGCGGCTGTTGGCAAGCCAGCGACATTCGCCGACGTGACTGGCGAGCAGCTGCAGATAAATGAGTGGCTCTTCAAGGATGGTGCCGGCCACTGGAAAGCGGACAAGTTCGATCGCGGCCCGTACATGCAGCTGCTTGCGGACGCGGTGAAAGACCCGGATGAGATCTGGCTCGGCTGGTCGCAACTGGACGGTGTCTGGTCATTGCGCCGCCGCTACATTCGGGCGCTGGAGACGGACGCAGGGGATTGGGGGCTCGCGGTCTTCGAGCAGGGGCAGGACGGCTGGACGGGCGTGACAACGTTCCCGGCGAAGGTGGGCAAGTCGGAGGAAGCCCGCCGCAACTATATAGATAGACAGCGCGGCACGTTCCTGCGCTATCGTCGGCCGCAGAAATGAGAATGGCCGCTCTCGCTAGCGGCCATCCGTCACGCAGCCCTTCATCGATCCGGAAGCGAGTCCGGCATATACGACCGCGTTAAAAGGAGTATAGCGCATGCGCGACATCGACATTGACGACTCGGCCTTCGAGCAGGCCATGCAGCGCGTGTATGCGTTCCTGAAGGATGCCTCGCCGGTGATGTCGCTCGTGTCGGCGCTGATGGCAGATGCCGTCGAGGAGAACTTCGCAGCCGAGGGCCGACCCAAATGGCTGGGGCTCAGCCCGAAGACGCTGAAGCGCCGCCGCGAGGATGCCGGCACCGGCAAGATCCTGCAGCGTAGCGGCCGGCTCGCGGGCAGCGTCGTGCAAAGCCATGATGCGACGAGCGCCCGCGTGGGCACTAATGTGGTGTACGCCGCAATCCACCAGTTCGGCGGCACGATCCAGCGACATCCGATGTCCGGCTATGTGCGTTTGCGCAAGGCGAAGAACGGCATGCTGATGCGCCAGGCTGATCACCCGCATCTGGCGGTGTTCGCGAAGAACGGACACAAGAACGTCAAGGTGGTTAAATGGACCCGCTCGACCGGCTGGACGATCAAGATTCCGGCTCGGCCGTTTCTCGCGCTCACCGAGGCCGACAACGTGGGCATTGAGCAGGAAGTTTCGACCTACCTTCGACGCCTGATCGACGGTTAAGCGCCGCCCGATTTAAGCGGTTTCCGCCCCTAGGGCACCCCTATGTAGCTGGTCGGGGTCGCGAAGCCCGTTAAACCCCCGTTAAAATCGCTCCCTGCACGTCTCATTCCCCGCTCGTCCCCCCGCATTTCCATCTGAACCGGATGTACTGACACCGGTTGACTAAGTTTTCAGCACGCCGGCCGCCACCATGGCGGTATGGCAAATCCATTTTTTATCGCAGCGCTCAGCGCACAGATCAAGTCAGCCGGCAACGAAATCCAGTTGCTACCGGCCGGCGAGTTCCGCTCGCGCGACGGCCGCCCGACCGAATGCGCGACATGGCGCATGGACGCTGCTATCGCCGCGAGCCTGATCGCGGCTGCAACCAGCCGCGAGGTTCCGTATGTAATCGACTACGAACACCAGACCCTCAATGCTGCCCAGAACGGGCAACCCGCGCCCGCTGCGGCGTGGTTCAAGACGCTTGAATGGCGCGAAGGCGATGGCCTGTATGCCGTCGACGTGGAGTGGACCGCCCGCGCGTCGTCGATGATCGACGCACATGAATACCGGTATCTGTCGCCGGTGTTCTCCTTTGACAAGGCCGGCAACGTCACCAGCATCCTGCACGCCGCACTCACCAACAATCCCGCGCTCGATTGTCTCGACGAAGTGCAGCTCGCGGCTGCCTCGGTGATGGCGGGCGCGTCCACTTCTGCCGCAGTGGCGGCTTTGACCACTGAAACCCCTTCCGAGGATCACACCATGGACGAATTGCTTGAGCAGCTGATCTGGCTGCTGAACATGCCCGTCGGCTCGACAGCCGACGACGTGAAGGCCCAGCTGCAGAAGCTGGTCGCCTCGCTGTCGGACGGCAAGGGTGTTGCCGCCGCCAGCGTCAACCTGCCCGTGCTGCTCGACTCGCAGCGCGCTCAGATCGCGTCGCTGTCAGCCAATCAGGTCGATCCGGCCAGATTTGTGCCGATCGCGGTCATGACGGACCTGCGTGCGCAACTGGACGCCGCCAATCTGAAGCTGGCGGGCAACGAAGTCGCCGAACTGGTGACCGCCGCGCTGTCGGACGGCCGTCTGCTGCCCGCTCAGGAAGCGTGGGCGCGCGAACTCGGCGCAAGCAACGTCGTCGCGCTGAAGCAGTTCCTGTCGACTGCGCAGCCGATCGCGGCGCTGCGGACCACGCAGACGCAAGGCAACCCGCCGACCGGTGGCCAACCCGGCGCGAATGAGCTGGATACGACCGGTCTCGCCGTGTGCAAGGCGCTTGGCATCTCGGCCGAGGACTACGCGAAGTCGTCCGCACCGGCCGCCTGATCGACACGCGTTTCGCACCCGCATCACTTCTGGAGAGAACCATGACTGCATTGACCGCCGATCGCGACACACAGAACCGCGCCGGCCTGCGTTACAGCTATCCCGCCAAGGGGGGCGTGCTGTTTTTCGTTGGCGCGATCGCGGCCATCGACAGCGCGACCGGCTTCGCCACCAAAGGCGCAGCGTCCACCACATTGAAGGGCGCCGGGATCGTTCAGGAACAGGTGGACAACACGGCCGGCGCTGACGGTGCGCTCAACGTACCGCTCAAACGTGGCCTGTGGCGCGTCGCCAACTCGGCCGGCGCGGACCAGCTCACGCTGAAGGACATTGGCGCGAACGCGTACATCGTCGATGACCAGACCGTGGCCAAGACGGATGGCGGTGCCACGCGCTCCGTCGCGGGCATCGTGCGCGACGTTGACCCGGCTGGCGTCTGGGTCGAGTTCTGATCCGCGCGTAAGCAGTAACCCCTCGCTCACTCTGTAAGGAACGTTCATGGAAATCAACCGCGCCAATTTGCGCCAACTGTTCACGGGTTACAACACCGTGTTCCAGCAAGCTTTTGCTGGTGCGCCATCGGATTGGGAGCGCGTCGCGATGGATGTCCCGTCGTCGACCTCGCAGGAAGTCTATCCGTGGCTAGGTCAGACCACCCGCTTTCGCGAGTGGATTGGCGATCGCGTTATTCAGAACCTGAAGACGCACGACTTCACCATCAAGAACCGCTCGTTCGAGAACACGGTTGGCGTCGATCGCGATGCAATCGAAGACGACACTTACGGCATCTACAAGCCGGTGATCGCGCAGCTCGGGCTCGACGCGAAACAGCATCCGGACGAACTGGTGTTCGGGTTGCTGTCGCAGGGCACGTCCCAGCTTTGCTACGACGGCCAGTACTTCTTCGACACGGACCATCCTGTCGATACGGCAACCGGCACCGCGTCCGTATCGAATTTTCAGGCCGGCACCGGGCCGACCTGGTATCTGCTGGACATGACGCGTGTCGTCAAGCCGCTGATCCGCCAGACGCGCAAGGCATACAACTTCGTCGCGATGGATCAGGAAACCGACGAAGCGGTGTTCACCAGCAAGCAGTTCCGCTACGGCGTCGACGCGCGATGCAACGTCGGCTTCGGTCTGTGGCAGCTGGCGTACGCGTCGAAAGCGGATCTGACGGAAGACAGCTACGAAGCCGCACGTGCTGCCATGCAGGAATTCAAGGGCGATAACGGCAAGCCGCTCGGCATCCGTCCGACGCTGCTCGTCGTTCCGCCGTCGCTCGAAGGCATCGGCCGCAAGATCCTGAACGCCGACGCGAACAACTACGGCGCGACCAACGTCTGGAAGGGTTCGGCGGATCT